TACTCCTTGATTACCTGATAAGTCTTATCAAGTGACTCATCATAAACCTTCTCTGAATCATGAATCTCTCCACCAATAGAAAAACCTGTGAGAGTTCCGTCTAGAACCTTCTCCCAGGTATCCTGTGCTCCCTTGCTTACATAAGCAGAGACTACAATTCCATTATAAAAACTCTTTGACTCTGGATCAAAGTATGTGTCTTCCTTAAAAGAAACCACCTTGCCAACAGCGATGGGCTGATGCATCTCACGGATGTTTCCACGGAATGACTCAAAAGCCTTGAGACTCGCCTCCTTGGGAACAACATCTCCCTGGCGATCAAGATTATCAAGAGTAGCAAAACCAGTAACGATTCTGCGCTCTTTATCTACCTTATTAATTGGCATTGAAAGACGAATGTGGCTATCTTTTGTTGACCAATTTGCCTTATTGATTTCCATAGTTATTCCCATTATATCAAACATTTATTAAAATGTTATTAGCCTGTCTTTGCTCCTGCGCCTTTAGGGTTTCTTCCAGAAATTGCAGCGGCTCCGTCAGACTGTTCGTTAGTCCTCTCAGCGTCCCTGGTCTTGTTTCCTGGCATATTTCCCTTGGCATCGGCTGCTTGTCTTGGGTTCAATTCTAATGGCTCATCTGCACCATCTCTTTGTGGATAACCAATCACTTCACGAGCCTCGTTTGGAACGAGAATCTGATTCTTAACGTAACGCTCAAGAATCTGAGACTCAGCAATTTCATCTGTAAGACTAACCTGATGAAAGTTAAGTTCAATAATGTCTGTCTTTTCTCTAATGATCTTGTTGATTGCCTTAGCAACATACTCTTGCAATGGCTTTGCAACCTGATCACGGAAAGTTCTGTCTTGCGTCATGGATGCAGCAGTAGATGCGGAATCTACTCCACCCAACTTAGAAAGAGGAACCTGATGTGCCATAAGAATATCGTCACGGTTCTGCTTTCTGTATTGTCCAAATGATGCTTCCTGTATACCGTTCTCTACAGGATGCATTTCGAACTCAATCTTGCTTCCTTCGGAATCTCCAGGAAGTGGGATATAGAGTGTGCGGTGTGACTGGCCCTTGAGTCCTGTCTGGAAGAAGCGAAACAATTTATCTTCTGCTTCTGGTGTTAACTTTGCACCCTTAACGGTGATAATGTAACGAGGAACAGCCTTATTCTCAAAATAATCAATGTTATAGCGCTGTGCCATCTGGTCGCCTTGCAGGGAAGTCATGGCAGCCATAATGTCTGGGACACCATAGAATGTATTGAGTGGTGAATATTCCTTAAGGTGGATTACCTCGTTTGGACGATTATCTGATGTGACTGGGTTTGGATTTGTTGCACCAAAGTTTCTGAAGTATGTAATGCTTCCTGCAATGATCTGAATATATCCATCATGTAGGCGACGAACTCTCATAGTTGTGGATGGAATGTGACCAACGTATCCGATCTCACCAGTTACAGTTCTTCCAACCTCGATGTATCCATTTCCAGTTGCCTGCATATCTGTAACAACCTTTTCGAGAATCTTTGTAAGGCTCTCGTCGTCGTTCAAGTCTTCAATCCATGAGCCAAGTTGTATCTTCAACTTTTCAATACGGCGCTTTGCATTCTTCTTCTTTGTCTCATCATCCAAGGACTCTAACTTCATGAGTGTTGATGAAGTCATGTCAAACTTGTAACCAAGACCTACGGTATTTGACACCTTGGCATCAATGGCTGCGTGGTTTGCAAATGATGTGTCGTAATATGAAGAAAGTTCATAAAGGTTATATGGCGGTGTAATTAGATCAAAGATTCCATATCCATTGCGATATACCTGGCCTGGGTTAATCTTCTTAGATCCAACTGTACGGTCTTGGTTTTGACCAATAGCCTTAGAGTCACTAAGGTATCTTCTAGAGATCTGACCGTCTGGATCTCTTGGAACACTATTAACTGTTGTTCCGTTTGCTCCACGATCTAGAGCGTTAGACATTCCCTGTGGAGGGGCAGCCTTTTCTGTCCTAGAAACTCTACGCTTAAAGTTCTTCTCAAGTCCGTTGAGAGAAATGAGGTCTTCCCAATTCTTTGCAAACGGATCTGCGTTTGCCCACTCATTTTCAATAATTTGGGTCGCCATGTTAGCGTCGATAAGGATCTGCTGCTTTTCCATTAGTCAAAGTCTCCGTAAGTTTCTAATGATTTCTTGGCAGCAGCAACTGCTCCAATATCATTGAGTGATGGGATAAGACCCTGGTTTAGTCTGTCTATCTGCTCTGCGTGCTCTTCATCTGTAGCACGACCAATACCAGCATAGAACCATGGTTCGCCATCTGGCTGTCCATAATGTGCCGCCGCTGTACGCAACTTTGCAATTTGATTGGCATCATTCTTTACGGATGGGATGTTAAGTGGATCTCCATCCTCGTTCTTGAATAGGTGACCGTCTGGCATTCTCCAGAAGTACAAGCCCCATTCGAAACCAACAGCGTTGCGCTGTGCGACTCCAGTATCCACTACAGATACCTTGCCACGACCTAATTTTCCATGATTATAATATTTTGCTCTTCCCATAACCACCATTGTACCAGATTATGCTGGTTTATCGGTATAGGATGACCAAGATACATCCGTAATTATTGATGTTTCTTTTTGTTGCAGTTGCATACCGTAACCATCATCAATAATGTTTCTATTTGTTCCTGTGTATGCCTTATAGATATCTTGTGGGGTGGTTGTGTATGAAGAATTCTGCCCCAAGATGTAGGCGTACTGCCAAGTTTTGCTGTCTGATGACCAGTATGACCAAATATTTTCTGGTGTTATTGGATTACCGTCATAGTCCTCATTTAATATTCCATCCCAAGTTCTGATGGACAAATCAACCTTTGCTTCAAGACCATCCTTGAGATAGTAGGAGATATTATTAAATACAAATCCACCAAATATATTAATAGACCCGTTGTAAAATTCTCCAAAGTCTAGGCTGTTATCAAACAGAACAGAGATGTTGTTCCATTCATTATTCTTAATAGATGGAGAGTTTACATACTTGCCATTTTGATAAAAACTTAAAGCATAAGTCTCTGTATATGTAATTACAGAGCCAGCAATCACCTTATTATATGCCTTAACTGATATTCCGTCTACCGTCTTGTTTGCAATCAGGGAGATTGTTCCATCTTTATAGTTAATGTCCATCATTGGAAATTCGTCATCTGTGGTTGGTAAAGTTGCAAGAACGAAGAAGTTAATTGCAGAAACATTAAAGTCATAAGATCCATTATCATTTACTGGAACTAAGATGCGATATGAGTTTTCTGCTGGTGAGGTAATTGATCCATAATTAGATAACTTTATTCCAGACTTTTTGGTGTTATATAAGTATGGAGTATTAGTTTTATAGATAGTGTATGGATTTTTATCTTTATAATCTACACCGCTTGGGTTTTCTATTTCTGGATAAATCTTTTTGCCAAACTTTGTTCCAATATAATTTCTTTGTGCTTTATCTTGAGTCAATGAGTTATAGTTAAAGTTTTTAGAAATTACCTCAAAACTTTTAATCTTTAAAGGATTTTTAAGGATAGATCTTTGGTTGATGCTTAGATGTACAACCATGGCGTAGTCCTCAAAATTATTTGATTTTGGAGGATACACTATTACGTTATCCTTAAACACAAACTTTGTTTGATACGCCTTTTCTGGAAGGAGCACTGTATTCTCTAAATCAGGATCAATAACATATGTCTCAGTTAATGTCTTTTCATAATAAAAACTTGATAGTGGATCATTTGCTCCACTAGCCAGGGATTGGAATGTTATGTGCCCACTTAGGGAAGATCCGCCAACATTGATCGTATCTCCAGAAGTATTATTCTTCTTTAAGTTAAAGTAGTTTGTGTAAATTGAATCCTTTAGGTCTTGATAGGTTTCCGTAGAAAAACCTTCCTTTAGTTGTAGGTACTGCCACACATCCTGAGTTTCTACTGAAGCATATCCTAGGTTGATCTGCAACATATCCAGGTCGTATACTGGGTTTCCGTCCTCGTCTTTTACATAACTTGCAAAGTATGATAAGGGAAAATATTCTTCCCATTCTGAAGAAACAGATATATCTAAGTACATCTTCTGGTATTCGTATTCAGCAATCAG